GTTAGAGCTTGACACGTTCAACATTGTTGGTTTGCCAGTGCTGATCCCCGGTGAAGGCATCTATTGCAAAAACGGTATGTTTGTAGGTGTTGGCGGTTCTGTAACAGCAACGGTGTTTTATGGCTAAATCTCCAGCATGGCAACGCAAAGAGGGCAAATCCGAGAAGGGCGGCTTGAACGCCAAAGGCCGAGCCTCCGCCAAAAAGCAAGGTATGAATTTGAAACCTCCCCAGCCGGAAGGCGGCTCTCGCAAAGACTCTTTCTGTGCGAGGATGGGCGGGATGAAAAAGAAGCTAACAAGTGCAAAGACAGCAAACGATCCAAATTCACGGATCAACAAAGCTCTTAGAGCATGGAATTGCTAACATGGAACTGATGGTCTGGAACGTAATACTCTCCTTTGCATCAGCACTGCTGCTGTTTTGGGTAAAGGTGTCCCACGATGAAGTAAAACGCCTAAGTATTCTTTTGAGCAAAACTCGTGAAGAAAACGCAGAAAAGTTTGTAACCAAATCAGATGTTCATAATGACATTAACCGAGTGCTGGCCAGATTGGATCGTCTTGAAAGCAAGATAGACGACTTTATGAAGGAGCATCGCAGTGCCCTCAGTTAGTAAGAAGCAACACAATTTCATGGCAGCGGTGGCTAACAACCCATCGTTTGCTAAGAAAGCAGGCGTCCCACAGTCTGTGGGTAAAGAGTTTAATCAGGCCGACAAAGGTCGTAAATTTTCTAAAGGTGGCGATATGAAAAAGATGAATATGGGTGGATACGCAGACGGTGGCATGACCATGGTCAAAAAAGGCGACAAGATGGTTCCTGACTTTGCTGCTGACGGCAAGGGCAAGATGGCCAAAGGCGGCATGGCTAAAGGCAAAATGCCAGCAGCTTTGGCTAAGCATGCAGGCATGCCAGCTTCCAAGGCTCACAAAGGTCTGAAGGCTGGCGGTATGGCTGCATCCAAAATGGGTTCGGTTAAAACTTCTTCTAGCCGTGATGGTATTGCTACTAAAGGCAAAACCAAAGGCACAATGATTACCATGAAAAATGGCGGGAAGTGCTAAGCCATGAAAAAATACGCTGAAGGTGGTATCTATACCGCTGAAATGGGTAAACCTCCTACTGACCCAGAAGGCGTACCCGCTGTAAAAAAGACCGCGCCTAAGCCTGCGCCTAAGAAAACTGCGCCTCCAAAAGACACAGTGTTCCGCGAAGGTATGCCAGTTCCACAAGACAAGGATGGCGCATCTGTGAGTAAAACTAAGAAGATGGCCAGTGGTGGCGTTACCCGTGCAGACGGTATTGCTCAGCGTGGTAAGACACGCGGAAAGATGTGCTGATATGGCAACCGCAAAACCCGCAGGCAGTGTAGTTAAGTCTTTAAAAAAGGCTGGGTTTTACGGTGCAAGTGAACCCAAACGACTGGCTATCATTAACAAAGTTACAACCAAACCCCAGCGGATAAAGATGGTTGATAAATTGTTTTTAGCCAAAAAAGCTAAAGGTAAAACAAAATGATGCCAAGCCGTGGTATGGGAGCCATATCCCCAAGCAAAATGCCCGGTGCAAAGAAAAAAGCACGTCGGGACGATACTGACTTTACTCAGTATAAAGAGGGCGGCAAAGTTAATGCTGCTGGCAATTACACCAAACCCGGCCTTCGTAAGAGAATTGTGTCTCAGGTAAAGTCCGCAGCAACCCACGGTACAGGCGCAGGCCAATGGTCAGCCCGTAAAGCACAACTTGTTGCTAAGAAGTACAAAGAAGCTGGCGGGGGGTACAAAGATTGAAAGCCCCTCAAAAATCGCTCAAAGATTGGGGTGACCAGAAATGGCGCACTAAGTCTGGTAAACCGTCAAGTAAGACGGGAGAGCGGTATTTGCCCGAAGCGGCTATTAAATCTTTAAGCCCAGCAGAATACGCAGCTACAACCAAAGCCAAACGTGCTGGTAAAGCATCTGGTAAACAATTTGTAGCGCAACCTAAAACTATTGCAAAGAAAACAGCGGGGTTCAGATAATGGCATCTCTATACGAACAACTAATGGCTTCCAAAGGCGCTCCAAAGGCAGCCGGGGCTTCTAATTCCACACAACTTCGTAAAGCTCCTATGAGCTTGCGTTCTGCCATGCGTAAGTACGCAGAAGGCGGTGATGTTAACGGTCAGGGCTTTGATGATGGGCGGGATATGTCCCGTTCTGTAATGCAAGGGGCCCCCATGCAAGGTGGCAATCTAGGTGCTGGTTTGGCGCAAGCGGTTCAAGGGATTCAAGGCGGCAGGCTGCAAGGTAATGACTTTACGCAGGCTTTGATGGACATTGCTAAACAAGCTCAAACACAAAATCAGCAAGATATTGTTGAGCCTAGATTTCCAGAAAGAGTGCGCCCCCCAGAGCGTCCAGAAGAGCCGCGTTATGAAGAGCCACGTTATGAGGAGCCACGCCGTCCAGAAGAGCCGCGTTATGAGGAGCCACGCCGTCCAGAAGAGCCACGTCCAGACCCCCGTTCCCCAGAGATTTATCCACAGGACTACGCTGGCCCAAGGACTACAGGTTCAACACAAACTCAAGAAATAGGGCCACGCACTTCTTACCGCATAAACGATGATGGTTCAAGAACTGAAATTGGCTACGACGGTCAGCCTATTGCTAACTACACGCCAGAGCAATTGGCTATGCATTACGCCACGATGGGTATTGGCCAGCCCGAGTATCGTTATGTTTGGAATGGCCAAGGATACGATAAATTGCCAAATGGCCCACAAATTGGCTATGACCCCGGCACAACTACTGCGCCCTATCCAGAAGAGCCAACTACTGCGCCAATGCCAATGTTTCCTGACACAGCGCCTTACCCAGACACAGCTCCAATGCCAATGTTTCCTGACACAGCGCCAATGCCTGTAGATTACTACAACCCATCACCCCCTATGGACTTTACACAAGATCCGGGGTTTACTCCAATGCCAACGCCCATAGGAGTAGCAAAATCCTTAGAAAGAGGTGGTGATATTGGAAAGCTATTGCAAGACTTAACTTCACGTTCAGGTGGTCAACAAAGTGAGGGCTTAGCCGCATTGATTGCAAAAGCACTTGCTGGTGGGGGCGGAGGCGGTTCGTTAGAAGAACAACGCAGATTGATGAGTCTTCTTGAAATGTTAAAGGGCAGATAATGACTACTACCGGCTCAACCCTCTTCAACATGGAGTTTACCGAGATCGCTGAAGAAGCGTGGGAGAGGGCTGGCCGTGAGATGCGTACTGGTTATGACTTGCGCACAGCGCGTCGTTCTATGAACTTAATGACCATTGAGTGGCAGTCCAAAGGCATCAACATGTGGACAATGGAACAGGGGATCATTAACTTGACCCCCGGTTTAGCTACGTATGCGCTGCCAAAAGATACTATTGACCTTCTAGAACATGTAATCCGTACGGGATCTAACACTGCTTCTACGCAAGCCGATTTAACCGTTTCACGCATTAGCGTCTCAACTTATGCAACTATTCCAAACAAGCTTAGCCAAGCTCGCCCAATTCAAGTCTGGATTCAAAGACTTTCTGGCGAAACTAATCCAACCAATTCAGTCTTGGTGGGCGCGGTTACGTCAACGGACACCACAATAACGCTTAACACCATAGTGGGTTTGGCGGGTTCTGGTTTTATCCGCATTGATTCAGAAGATATTTACTACACATACGTATCAGGGAATACCCTAGGTGGTGTGTACCGTGGTCAAAACAACACAACTGCCGCATCCCATACTGATGGCTCAGCTATTTTTGTACCCCAGCTTCCTGCTGTAACAGTTTGGCCTACGCCTGATAACAGCACGCCGTATCAGTTTGTGTACTGGAGACTTCGCCGAGTGCAAGATGCTGGCGCTGGTGTTGAAACCGCTGACATGAACTTTCGCTTTTTACCGTGCCTTGTAGCTGGTTTGGCGTATCACATTGCAATCAAAGTACCTGAATTGATGCCCCGCATCCAGATGCTTAAACAGATTTACGATGAGACCTTTGAGATTGCCGCTGGTGAAGACCGAGAGAAAGCTCCGCTTCGCCTTGTTCCTAGGCCAATGTTTATTGGAAGTGGCGGGGGTTACTAATGGGTAATCGGTACGCATCCGGCAAGATAGCGATTGCTGAATGTGATCGCTGTGGTCAGCAATTTAGGTTAAAACAACTTAAGACTGAAATCATTAAACAGCGTAAGTATGAATTGTTGGTTTGCCCTGAGTGCTGGGATCCAGATCAGCCACAGTTAATGTTAGGTACGTTTCCAGTAGATGACCCACAAGCTTTGCGTAACCCGCGTAGGGATACAACGTATGTAACTTCTGGTGTTAACTCGGCTGGTAACTTGTCAGGCGGTTCACGAGACATTCAGTGGGGCTGGGCTCCAGTTGGTGGGTCTAGATTTTTTGATAATGAATTGACACCAAACTACTTGGTGGCAACGACATTTGTTGGTACAGTAACGGTTAGTTAAGGAGATTAAAATGGCATTTAGAAAATCAGCCGACGGTATTGCTAAAAAAGGTAAAACCGAAGGTAAAAATTTAGGTGATAGCGGCCCTACTGCTGGCATGATGCACGGCGGTAAAGGCAAAGGTAAGGGTAAAACCAATGCCGATATGAAGACTATGGGTCGTAACTTGGCAAAAATTGCTAATCAGAAACGAGGCTAATCATGGCTACATACAGCAAAAAATTGATGGGTAAAGAAGTTGGCGATGCCAAAGTCTATGCTAAACCACACACAATGTCTGGCAAAGCTGTCAGTGCTTCTACTAACCCCGGCTCTGGCCCTGACCACAGTGATGCAAATACAGTCAATATGTCTGTAGGCAACATCTCTCGCCGTCCACAGCCAGCCGCTAAAACTTCGGGTATCAAAATGCGTGGCGCAGGTGCAGCGACTAAAGGTGTAATGTCAAGAGGCCCAATGGCATGAATTACACCGAGCTTGTCACGCAGGTAAGCGATTACTGCGAGAACTCTTTCCCAACTGACAATATGAATGTGTTCATTCGTCAGGCGGAGCAGCGCATCTATAACACCGCGCAGCCAGCTAATTTGCGAAAGAACGTGACGGGCATATTAACCACTGGTAATAAGTATCTTCAGTGCCCAACAGATTTCTTATCTGTTTACAGCCTTGCCGTATACCCGTATAACACGACAACTGCCACAGGAACATCTGGGCAGAAAACAATTGTGGTTGCTAGTACGACAGGTATTGCAGTAGGTCAGCAGGCAACCGGCACAGGAATTGGCACTAACGCACAGGTTAGAAGTATTGTGGGGACTACGGTCACCTTAACAGTCGCAAACAACGGTACGGTATCAGGCTCTATTGCCTTCCAAGGTGATTACTTATATCTTTTAAACAAAGACGTTAACTTTATCCGTGAAGCTTACCCTTTGTCTGCATTTGCATCTGAGCCTAAACACTACGCCATCTTTGGCCCCCGGTCAGACAATGTAAATGAGTTGACGTTTATTGTTGGCCCTACACCAAGTGCTGCATACAACGCAGAGCTTCATTACAACTACTACCCTGAGTCTATTGTCACTGCCGAAACCACTTGGCTAGGCGATAACTTTGATTCTGTTTTGTTGTATGGAACTATATGCGAAGCCTATACCTACATGAAGGGTGAGGCTGACATGGTGGCTCTTGCTCAACAACGTTACGTACAAGCTATTGCTCTGTATAAAAACTTGTCGGATGGCAAACAACGTGCTGATGCTTATCGTGATGGTCAAATTAGGGTGGCTGTTTCATGAGCAGTATTCTCCAAACCCAGACCACTAGTTTCAAAACGGAGCTATACACAGGCGTTCACAACCTGTCTTCAAATACGTTAAAGATAGCCCTGTATACGGCTAATGCCAATTTAAACGAAGCCACTACTGCTTACACGACAAGTGGTGAAGTGACTGGTACGGGTTATGTGGCTGGTGGCGTAACGCTAACGGGCGTAACCATTAGCTCGTCTGGTTACACGGCGTATGTAGATTTTGCCGATGTGGTGTTTAACGCTTCAGTAACGGCTCGTTGTGCTTTGATCTACAACGTTACCCAAGGTAATAAATCCATTGCTGTGTTGGACTTTGGGTCTGACAAGACTTCTACTAATTTCACTATTACAATGCCTGCAAACACAGCAACAGCAGCATTGATTCGTTCTTCTAACTAAGGAGTCATCATGACTATTGAAAAAACCAAAGCCACTGACGTTGTTTCTAGTGGTCTGACTTGTAACACCAAAGCCGGTGAGGACGCAAAGGCGACCGGTTTATTTGAAATCAAATGCCATGACAAAGATGGTAACTTGAAGTGGACTGCTGAGTCTAAGAACTTGGTGGTTAACGCGGGTCTGGCATACATGGCGGGCAGTGCTTTGACCTCAGTAACCCAGATCACCACTTGGTATCTTGGCTTGTACGGCGCTGGCGCTTCTAATACACCTGCGGCGGGCGACACAATGGCTTCCCATGCTGGTTGGACAGAAGTTACGGCATACAGCAACGGAACCCGTGTGACTGCTACTTTTGTAACAGCTACAACCGCTAATCCATCCGTGGTAACTAATACAGCTTCACCAGCCGTGTTTAACATTAACGGCACGGCAACAGTTGGCGGTGCGTTTTTGACGAGCAACGATACTAAAGGTGGCACAACAGGAACATTGTTCTCTGCCGCTGACTTTGGCTCACCCGGTGACCGTTCTGTGGTGAACAGCGATACTTTATCTGTGACTTACACATTCAGCTTGGCGGCTTAATATGGCTGGGTGGGGTGACGGCTTATGGGGCGAACAAGGGTGGGGTGGTTTTACCGCCTTCACTAGCTCCGTAGACGAAACCTCTACAGGCACGGACGCGGTTACATCGGCACTCAGTGTTGATGCCTCAGTTGTTGAAACGGGTACGGGCACAGATGCAATAACAGCGTTGCCAACGTATTTTCCGGCAGTAACGGAAACGGCAACGGGAACAGATGCTGCTGAAGGGGGGCCGTTGTATGCTACAACGGTAACAGAGGCAAGCACAGTAACAGATGCGGTTTCTTCGGTCATAGCTGTAGTCGCGGTAATTACTGAGACTGCTACGGGTACAGATGCAACAGTAGGTGGCGAAGTATACGATGCGGTAATAGCGGGCACGGGTTGGGGCGAGAGCGCTTGGGGGTACAACTCTTGGGGTGGGGTTGGTGAGCTAGCTCTTGCTTCAGACGTTGTAACGTCTACGCTGGGGATTAGTGTAGCGGTAACAGAAACGGCAACGGGAACAGATGTTGTAACAGCGGGTATAGCGTTTGCGGCACAGGTTACTGAGACAAGTACGGGTAGCGATGCAATAACGGCGTCACCAACGTACTTCTCAACCATAGCGGAGACGGCAACGGCGGCGGATGCGGTATCGAGTGTTCCTGTGTACGCGGCTACAGTTGCGGAGACAGCAACCGGAACAGATAACATAGCTGGAAGTCTTGTATATTTTGGTGATGTGCAGGAAACAGCGACAGGCACAGACGCAGTAACGGCGGTAGTTGTAGTTAATGCGGCAATTACAGAAACCGCTACGGGGTCAGATGCAGTCACAGCAACGGCAAGTTTTGGTTCCTCGGTAACGGAGACAGCAGTAAGCGCGGATACATTGGCGGCAGCGGCGGCGTTTGTTGCCTCTATTGCAGAATTGGCAACGGGCATAGATTCAATCACAGCACGACCTTTCTGGGAAATAATAGATGACACGCAGAACGCAAACTGGCAAAATATTGGTAACACGCAAACGGCGGGGTGGACTGCTGTTGCAACAACTTAGGAGCATTAAATGACTACAGGCGCAACGGGACAACTAGGACTTGCCTTACCGGTACAGGGTGAACTTTCTGGTACATGGGGCAATACGGTTAACAACGGTATTACCGAATACACCAACATTGCTATTGCAGCCACACTGACGCTAACAAATGATGGCGCGGTAACTCTTGCAAACACTACAGGGGACGCTTCAGCTTCTAACATCGTATCTACCTTGACAGGTGCGGGTACGGTAACAGCGCAGTTTGCCATCGTCAGAGTTACGGGCACGCTAACAGTGGCCAAAGTAGTAACGGCTCCAAGTTACAGTAAAACGTACACAGTGGTGAACGCCGCCACTGGCGGTATTGTGACGTTTAAAGCAGCGGGGCAAGCCGGTGTTTCTATCGCTGTGGGTGAGTCAGCTTATGTGTACTTTAACGGCACTGACTATGTGAAGCTGGCTTCTACTGTAGATAGCGGAGTAACTTCATTTACTGCTGGCACAACAGGGCTTACCCCTTCTACAGCCACAACTGGCGCAGTTACTTTGGCTGGCACGTTGGCTCCAGCAAATGGCGGTACAGGTGTAGCAAATAATGCGGCAATGACAGTAACGGGTTCAGGAAACTTTGCATACACAAGAACACTAACAGGCGCAACCAACGTCACTTTTCCCACAACGGGTACATTGGCAACTTTGGCGGGTACAGAGACTTTCACCAACAAGACTCTGACAACGCCAATAATCTCAAGTATCAGCAACACGGGTACATTGACGCTACCAACAAGCACCGACACATTAGTGGGTAGGGCAACAACTGATACGCTGACCAACAAAACGCTGACAAGCCCAACGCTGACAACCCCAGCACTGGGTACTCCCGCAAGTGGTGTATTAAGTTCTTGCACGGTTGATGGCACAAACAGCGTTGGATTTTTAAACATCCCACAAAACAGTCAATCGGCAGCTTACACATTGGTTTTAGCCGATGCTGGTAAACACATTTTTCACCCAGTTGGTGACAATAACGCTAGAACATTTACTATTCCCGCAAACTCAAGCGTTGCGTTCCCAATTGGAACTGCCATCACATTCATCAACATGGCTGTGGCAAACGTCACGATTGCCATCACAACAGACACATTGGTTTTATCTTCCGCAGGTACAACAGGTTCACGAACCTTGGCTACAAACGGATCAGCAACCTGCATTAAGATTACCTCAACATCTTGGCTTATTTCAGGGAGTGGTTTAACATGAGTGGTGCACTACAAGCTGTTTTTACAAACCTTAGATCATTTATTGTTCCCGCAGCAGCGGGTCAAGAAGCATTTACAACTGCGGGTACTTATACATGGGTTGCACCTGCGGGTGTAACTTCAGTTTCTGTTGTTTGTGTTGGCGGTGGTGGCGGTATGGGTAATTTATATGTTGATCCCACAGATTTTTATTACGGTGGTGGTGGTGGAGCATTAGCGTATGCAAATAGTATCACTGTAACCCCCGGATCAAGTTATACCGTAGTGGTTGGCGCAAGGGGTGTATCAACTGGAATTTCCGCTGGTACAAATGGTGGTGACAGTACCTTTAACGGAACTACTTGTGGCGCACAAGGTGGGCGAGGAGGCACTACTTCTGCGGTTGGAGCTGGTGGTACTGTATTAAATGGTACAGGCGGCTCTGGTGGGGCAGGCGGTGGTGGTGGTGCAACCTCATATGCCAATGCTGGAGCTGGAGGTGCTGGTGGTTATTCTGGCGCTGGTGGTATTGGAAAATCTACTGGTGGAACTGGGGGCGCTGGCGCTGGTGGTAATGGTGCTTCTGGCGGCGGTGTTGGCATACTTGGAGAAGGAACAAGCGGAGCCTATGGAGCCGTGGGAGTTGGTACTGGTGGCAGTGGCGGTACAAATGGAGATAGCCCTCAATCTGGCGTTGGTCAAGGTGGTCTATATGGCGGCGGTGGTCTTAATAATGGCAGAAACGGTGCGGTTCGCATTATTTGGGCTGGCACTAGTGGAATAACTAGAGCGTTTCCGTCAACAAATACAGGGGATTTGTAATGGATTTATTTATTCGTATTGTTGACAATCAACCTTTTGAACATCCAATTTTAAGTAGTAATTTTTGTCAAGCATTTCCTCACATTGATACAAACAATTTGCCATCTGAATTTGTTCGTTTTCAACGGATTCAACCGCCTGTTCTTGGTGACTACGAAGTGTACGAAGGTTTAAGCTATGCTTTAGTAGATGGAATATGCAAAGATATTCATCATGTTCGCCAAATGACGCAAGAAGAAAAAAGTATACAAGATGGTTTACTTGCGCTATTAGCTTTAAAAAACAATAGGGGTTTCACATGAACGATCTAGCATTAAGAGATATTCTTTCTCAATCAGGTTTCCCGTGGACTATCACATGGCCTGATGCTCCCTAATCATGTGGGACTGGGCTGAAGCACTTATTGCGGCGGCCTGTATAGTGGCCTTCGTTATCTTTGGCACGTACATGATTGCATGGAGTTGGGCGTGGTAAATGCGCTGGCTATTGATGCTCTTTTTGGTGTTTCTACCGGGAGCATCTAGTCAAGATAGGAAGACTGAGTACCGCTGTGTGCGGTGGGCGTGGACGGGTGATGTTTATAACCGCAAAGTTGTTTGCCTACAGTGGGAAAAGGTTGTACGGAAATGATGTTAGATCCGGTCACGGCTCTTGAAGGTTTACAAAGCGCCATAGGATTAGTCCGTAAAGCTGCGAAGGTGGCTAACGATCTTGGTGGACTAGCGCCCATGTTGGGCAAGCTCTTTGATGCTAAGAGCCAAGCCACCAAAGCGATGGTTGAAGCCAAGCGGTCTGGCAATAAGTCTAACTTTGCTTTGGCAATGCAGATCGAAAATGCCTTGATGCAAACGGCTAAACTGGAGTCGGAGCTTCAACTGCTTTATATACAGACTGGCAACATAGACGTTTGGAACAAGATCAAGGCTAGAGCCGCTGAGATGGACAGGGATGATGCAATAGAAGCCCGTAAAGCCAAGGATGAAGAGAAGAAGCGCAAAGAGGCCGAGGCTGAACAAATGCAGTGGGCGGCTGCTATTGTTATTATTGTGATGTTTATTGGTGCTGTTGGTTGGGGTATTAATGAAGTTTCTGATCTGTGTGCTAGATCAAGGTGTGGGCGGTGAATGAGTACCAGAAGCAATTTGACCTCTTCCTTAAAGTCTTTGTGCGGTTGTGCATTGCTTGGTGGGTGCTTGGACTGCTCCGCTTCCTGCCAGATGAGTTGGCCTCAAAAATTGTCAATAAACTTCTTGGAATGATTGGACTATGAGCGAACCAAACGAAAAACATGCTTTGATTGAAAAGGTGGCGTTTGCTATCCTGCCAATTCTGTTCACTTGTGTGGTGTATCTAATGAACTCACTATCGCACTTGTCGCATGAAGTGACTGTGTTAAACAACAAGATTAGTTTGGTTGTTACTTCAGACAACAAACAAGCTACCAATACGGGAGCAGAACTAGCCCGTGAGAAGCTACGTCAGGATTTGGAAAAAGAAATCCAAAAGAACCGTGATGACATCATGCACAACCGACAAGACATTGCCGTTATCTACGAAAAACTGGGGAAAAAATAATGCTTTCACTATTCTCAACACTTGGCGGTTTGCTCATATCAGGCTTGCCCAAACTCCTAGACTTCTTCCAAAACAAGGCAGACCAGAAGCATGAGTTGGCTCTTGCCCGTGTGCAAGTAGAACTACAGCTACAGATGATGGCGCAGGGCTTTGCCGCTCAAGAGCGCATGGAAGAGATACGCACCGACCAGATTGCTATGGAAACAGACGCGCAGATGACTGTTGCCGCCTATGACCACGACAAGAAGGTTATGGAAAATGCCAGCACTTGGGTGGTGAACTTTGTTGGAACCGTTCGTCCAATGGTCACTTACATCTTTGTGCTGGAGCTATGTGCAATAAACGCATGGATTGCCTACTACGTTTACAGCCGCCCCAGCTTAATCATGAGCATAGAAGACCTGATCCGCCTGTCTGACATCATCTTCTCCACTGACGAGATGGCAATGCTTGGAGGCATCATAGGTTTCTGGTTTGGCTCACGTAGCTGGAGCAAGAAATGAAACTAGGCGAAGCTGGCGCTAAGTTGATGCACCAGTGGGAGGGGTACAGGACTAAGCCGTACCTCTGCCCAGCCCATATTTGGACAATTGGTTATGGTCATGTGCTGTACCAAGACCAAATTCGTTTGCCTGTAGTCAGGGTGGAGGGTAAAGACACCCCCATGATCCGCAAAGAGATGCCACTGAAACCGGAGGACAACCGTGTCTGGACTAAAGAAAAGATCGAGAAACTATTCCAAGATGATGTCAGACCTACTGAACTTGGTGTTCTACGACTTGCTCCCGCTTTATCTGGTCGTCAAGGGGCTTTCGATGCGTGCGTCAGCTTTGCCTTCAACGCCGGAGTGGGGGCTTTTCAGCGCTCTTCTATTCGGATGAAAATAAACCGTGGTGATTGGGAAGGCGCAGCCGATGCGCTCTTGCTGTATTGCATGGCTGGTGGCAAAATACTCGCAGGGCTAAAAAAGCGCAGGGACGCTGAAAAAGCACTGTTTCTATCTTAGGACTGCCGATGCCTTTAAAAAAACTATTACTGAAGCCGGGTGTAAACAAAGAAAACACCAGATATACCAATGAGAACGGTTGGTATGTATCCGATAAGATGCGGTTTCGGCAAGGTACGCCTGAGAAAATTGGCGGTTGGGTACGTATTTCTGGTGCTATATTCCAAGGCGTTTGTCGTTCTTTGTGGAACTGGATTACCCTCGGTGGGTTAAACCTTGTAGGTGTTGGAACTAATTTAAAGTTTTACATTGAACAAGGTGGTATTTATAACGACATCACCCCTATTCGCGCAACCAGCACAATTAACACTAATCCTTTTGTAGCTACAAATGGGTCGGCAGTTATCACTGTTACAGATACAGGTCACGGTGGCATAACGGGCGATTTTGTTACTTTCAGCGGTGCTGTTGGGCTTGGCGGCAATATCACGGCTGATGTATTAAATGCTGAATATCAAATTACTTTTGTTAGCGTTAACTCGTACACGATTACAGTTACAGCTACGGCAAATGCCACAGATGTTTCAGGATCTCCCGGTGGTGGAGCTTCGGTGGCGGCGGCGTATCAAATTAATACCGGCCCAGCTATTGCAGTTCCTTTGGTTGGTTGGGGTGCTGGCTTTTGGGGTTCTGGTGTTTGGGGTACTGGCGGAACATCTATAAGTACCATTCGCCTATGGAGTCAAAGTAACTTTGGAGAAGACTTAATCTTCAACCCCCGTGGGGGTGCTTTGTATTATTGGGATGCAGGAACTGGTGTAACGTCACGGGGTGTGTTGGTATCTAGCATTATGGGAGCAGACGCAGATACACCTTCTGTGGTTTTGTCTGTATTTGTGTCTGACGCAAGCCGTTTTGTGTTTGCGTTTGGTTGCGATGACTACAGTTCATCTACGCTAAACCCCATGTTAATTCGCTGGTCTGACCAAGAGAGCATTCTTGTTTGGACCCCTGCCATCACAAACCAAGCGGGTAGCTTACAGTTGTCGCACGGTTCTGAGATTGTCACCGCCATCCAAGCTCGTCAAGAGATTGTGGTGTTTACAGATTCAGCCATATATTCACTTCAATACGTTGGGCCACCCGTGGTTTGGTCTTCTCAACTACTTGGCGATAACGTTTCAATTATTGGCCCTAACGCAGTATGTTTGGCCTCTGGCGTAGTGTATTGGATGGGCGTAGACAAATTCTACAAATACGATGGCCGTGTGCAGACTTTGCGTTGTGACCTTAAGCAATATATTTTCCAAGACATTAATACTGCTCAAGCCGCACAGGTGTTTGCGGGGACAAACGAAGGTTTTAACGAAGCTTGGTGGTTCTACTGCTCTGCCAATAGCAATGAGATTGACCTTTATGTAACGTATAACTACTTGGAAGATGTATGGGCATACGGCACATTAGGCCGTACAGCTTGGTTGGATTCTGGTTTGCGTGATTTTCCGTTAGCGGCAACTTATTCCTATAACCTTGTTAACCATGAGCAAGGTAACGATGACAATCAAACAGGAACTCCTGCGGCTATCAATGCTGTTATTGGTTCTGCTGAGTTTGACATTGATGACGGCGATCACTTTGGGTTTGTCTGGAGAATGCTTCCAGACATTACATTCCGTGGATCAAATGCCGCTTCGCCACAAGTCACAATGACGCTAATTCCTATGCAAAACTCAGGTTCTGGGTATAACGATCCTATTTCTTTAGGTGGTAATTCTACGGCCACTGTAATCCGAACATCTACTTCCGTGATTGAACAGTTTACCGGTCAAGTCTATGTTAGGGTGCGAGGCCGTCAGATGATTATTCAAGTTGAATCTAACCAGCTTGGGTGCGCTTGGCAGTTGGGTTCACCCCGTATCGACATCAAACAAGACGGCAGAAGGGGTAACTCATGAGTTTTATGCAAGAATCTCCGCCGCGTTTACCGGCTCCACCGCCAGAATATGAAGCAGCCTATATGGGTCAGATGTTGAACGTGTTGAATTTGTTCTTTCAACGTTTAAACGCTATTCAACCAATCAACATTGCGCGGTTAAACATTAACTTAACAACGCTTCCAACAGAAGCAGATTTACCCAACTTAAGATTGGGTGATGTCTATCGAGACACACAAGACGGTGTTCAAGATACCAGCCAGATGCTGCGAATAAAAACATCTTAATAAGTTTATATGGCATTACCAACAAATTTTTCTAATGCTTATGAAGACGTGTATGACGTTTTTGGTGGGCGGGATGCTACCAACGACTTAGTTATGCAATTTAAAGGTATGGGGTTATCTGATAGTGATATTGTTGGCATCTTTGCCCCGTATCGACCAGCCACCGTTCAAGCCCCCGCCGCTCAACCTCCCGCCGCTCAACCTCCCGCCGCTCAACCTCCCGCCGCTCAACCTCCCGCCGCTCAACCTCCCGCCGCTGTTGAAACTCCCGCCGTTCAAACTCCCGCCGCTGTTGAAATTCCCGCCGCAAAAACTACTGACATAGTAGACGACTACATTGCGTCTATTCCTGAATCTACTATGACGGTAGAAGATTTGTACACAACCATTCTTGGCCGTCCATCAGATGCAGGTGGTAAGGCATTCTGGGAAAACGCATTTGGGCCTACTGTAGATGAGTCGGAAAAAGCTGACTTTTTGCAAGCAGCTAAAGCAGAACTCGCCACTAAAACTAAAGAAGAACAAACAGCGTTGGCTCCTAATCTTGTAGGTACAACACAAACAACTGCGGACACAACCCAAGTTGCAGCAGTTGAGCCTGAAATAGTTTTAACTCCTGAACAAATAAAAGAAATAGAAGAAGGATTAAAAGATATAGATTTTCTTGGACTTAAGCCAGCGAACCAAGGTTTGGGTGGCCCGCTTTTTACAATTGCTCCACCAGAAGTGCAAAATGCGGTTGATTTAAAGAACGGTACATATCTAACTACTACTGGCACAATCGTTAATGCGTCAGGTAACGTGCTTGCGGATACCGGGTCTGCTGCCACTACCACATTGACCCAACAGATTCTTGGGCAAGGACTAACCGACAAATGGCAGGGTCAAGGGCATGGATCAGCTCAAGCTAATGCTGCTGACATGGCTAAGATTTTGACCGGTATTGGCATTACAGACATTAAACAGTTTGGTGAGGTTCCTCTTTTAGCGCCCGTTGAAGAAATTGGTAAAACGTATAACGGAAACCAAGTTGTCAAAATTGACCTTGGCGATGGCGAAATTAGAAATGCGGTATATCAAAGCACTGGTCAATTTGACAGTGATGGCAACGGAATCGGTCAATACGTGCCAATACCTAAAGACGCAAAAATTGAAACGCTTTACGGGGTATCTAATGGTGAAAGCTACGATGCCGTTGACACATCAAAAGTAAAAATAGTAGACGGCAAACCTGTAGTTGATACAGGGCAAAAAACATTTGGTAACAAAGAAACAGGCCAAGCTGTCCCTAATACATACAGTGAACGTCAAACAGGAAATGCGTTTGGCGGCACGTTTGCAGGTAAAGGTAACACAGGTTATCGAGTTCAATTTGCCCCTGATGGAACGCCAATCTTTTACACCACTGGTGCATCGTCTAATGATTTAGCAAATCTTATGGCAGACCTTGGCCCAATCGGTCAAATTGGTTTGGCTATTGCTACGGGTGGTTTGTCTATACCTCAACAGATTGCGGCTAATTTAGCTGTAAACGTTTTAAGCGGTAAAGACCTTGGTGATTCAATTAAAAGCGCTGCAATTAGTTTTGCTGGCGCTCAAATCCCTGGTATGGATTTCATGTCAGATGGCGCTTCGTTTATTAAAGACCTTGGGCTGTCAACAGAACTTACAAACACGCTAACTAACTCTTTCCAAAACGCTGCGGTTTCTGCTGGCACTGCGCTGCTTAGTGGCCAAGATGTTGGCGAAGCCATGACTAGAGGTTTTGTTACCGGTGGTGTTAACGGTGCTGTTAATTCGCTCTTAGGTAATATTGAAGGGTTTGGCGACCTAACCGCTAACCAAAAGAAGATGGTTACCAATGCCGTAACAGGCGTGATTTCAGGTAAACCACTGGATCAGATTGTTATCAATACCGCTATCTCTGCGGCCAATTCAGCTATTGCCGACGCTAAAGGCACAACTGGAAGCCTAGATACAAACACAGAAGATACGCTAACTAAAGCTGGGTTAGTAGACGGCAATGCTGCAACAGATGCCGACACTATTACCTCACTCCTTGCCAATAAAGATGTTGTTTCGTCTATTGGTAGCGATGCAGTTACAACCCCGGACACATTAAACCTCGGCGGTGCGGATGCGCTTGCAAAAACTCTTACAGACGCTAGTACGCTTATTGATACTGAGTTTGGTGACCTAAAAGGCGCACAAGATAGAAACGCCGCAAACGACCAACTGCGGGATACGATTAAAACTAGCAGTAGCTTTAATGATGCGTATGCACTGGCACGTAAAGAACTTGGCGCAAATAAAACATTTGATTGGTTAAACCCCAAGACAGGTAAAGTAGAAAGCTTTAGCACCGCTACAAAAGAAGAGCGTCCAGATCTAAACATTACCGCAGGAGATAAAGCACTTGATGCCTTAAACGCATCTAACTTATCTACAGTAACTGACGCATCCAGTACAGTTGCAGCACAGGGTGATACTGCGGCAAGAAGAGCTGCGGCAGACAAACTATCTGGTTTGGATAATCAATCTTCTGCGGAAATTAGGCGTTTAACAGCATTAAATAATTCTTTAGTACTAGGTAACGCCCCTAACCAATCGACGGCGGAAACCGCAAGACTCGCTGCGCAGAACAGAACTGCCAAGTTGTCGGCTGAAGAATCCGACAGTGCTATTACATCGGTATTTAAAAATGTTACCGGCACGGTATCCGGGGCTTTGGGTGAACAAGCATCTGCTCTTGAAGGGACGCTTAAGGCTAGCGGGGCTATTGGCAAAAACAGCTTACTTGCGGGCATGGCAAATGGTTTGACTTCCTATGGAGCAAATAACGTTAGTACCAAAGCGCAAGATCAAGAACAAGGGTTTATAACTGAGATTGCTAAAGCTGGTAATACTGGAAATTTCTGGCCAGATGCTGGCGCTAAATTAAAAGCACTGCCTTCTGCAATTATTAACAACCCAATTGGTTTTGGCTACACCGTAGTTAAAGAAGGTATCCAAGAAGTTATTCCAATTTTAACTGGTGCAAGTGCGGCTAAGTGGGGCGGCAAACTAATTGGCTTTGCTGCTAACTCTATTGTTAACGGAATCGAAGCTGGTGGCGCAGGGTATAACGGCACGGTAGCTAAAGCCGAAAAAGCCGGTATGAGTGAAGAAGCCGCGCATGCCGCTGGCCAAAAAGCATTTGTTGCTACCGCTACCGTAGCTGCGGTGCTTGGCCCTATTGTTGATGCTCCGTTTATTAAGCGGGCTGCGGGTGACGTAGTTCAAAAGACAACTCTTGGTACAGTAGGTAAATCAGCGGCTAAAGAGATGCCGCTAGAATATGTAGAAGAAGGCGGGGCTCAAGGTTTTGAAGACTACTTTGCTACCGGCAAGGTTAACGTAAACAACATTTTGACTGGCGCAACTGCGGGTATGGCGGTTGCTGGACACACTGTAGCCTCTATCCAATTAGGTGAGATGGCGCTTAGCAAAGTAGAACAAGCGGCTTCTTCTGAAATACTTAACTCTGTTGCTGGCGATAAAGCGGGCGACTTACAGACTCAAGTTGCAAGCACTCTTGCCAATACCAAAAACTTGTCAGACGCCGGTACGCAGATTGCAGCTACGATGCAAGACGCAGGCATGAACCCTGCCCAAGCTCAGTCGGTTGCTAATACTGTTGTGGCCGAGGCGGTTGTTCATAACCTTACCAAAAATGGCAGCGAAGATACTAAGTTTAGCGTTGATAATTTAAATGCGCCTGTTGGTTTTGACACAGACGGCAACGCGGTCACAGTTGGTGACGTGCTTGGTTCTAGCGTAACAGGTAAAGGTACGGACTTTAAAGTCCAACCAGACGTAGTTATTGGAACTGCAAGTGATGGTAAACCCTTAACAATCGGTGATTTGACTGGGTTGCAGGCTAAAGAAACCGCTATTACTACAGACGCAAAAGCAACTGCGGCTGCGGTGGATGCCAAATCAGATGTTGTTACTACCTTAGAAACTGCGGGGCTGTCTGAGACTAAGACCGAAGGTGAGGCTAAAGACGATGTTGTTACTACTTTAGAAACTGCGGGACTAACTGATACTAAAGATGGTACTCTTGAAAGCGTAATTTCAGATACAACCGCAGCAGATGCTAAAACTAAAGCTGATGCAGATGCCCAAGCCGTTACAGATGCTAAAACTAAAGCTGATGCAGATGCCCAAGCCGTTACAGATGCTAAAACTAAAGCTGATGCAGATGCCCAAGCCGTTGCAGATGCTAAAACTAAAGCCGATGCAGATGCTAAGGCTGCCGCAGATGCCCAAGCTAAGATAGACGCAGATGTTAAGGCTGCCGCAGACGCTCAAGCTAAGATAGACGCAGATATTAAAGCTGCTGCGGATGCTAAAACTAAAGCCGATGCAGATGCCCAAGCTGCTGCGGATGCTAAAACTAAAGCCGATGCAGATGCCCAAGCTGCTGCGGATGCTAAAACTAAAGCCGATGCAGATGCCCAAGCTGCTGTGGATGCTAAAACTAAAGCCGATGCAGATGCCCAAGCTGCTACGGATGCTAAAACTAAAGCCGATGCAGATGCCCAAGCTGCTGTGGATGCTAAAACTAAAGCCGATGCAGATGCTGCTGCTGCAAAAACAAAGGCCGATGCTAAAGCCGCCGCAGATGCCCAAGCTAAAGCCGATGCAGATGCTAAGGCTGCCGCAAATGCCCAAGCTAAAGCCGATGCAGATGCTAAGGCTGCCGCAGATGCTAAAACTAAAGCCGATGCAGATGCTAAGGCCGCAGCGGACGCTCAAGCTAAGATAGACGCAGAAGTTAAAGCCGCCGCAGATGCCCAAGCCAAAGCCGATGCAGATGTTAAAGCTGCTACGGATGCCCAAACTAAAGCCGATGCAGATACTAAGGCCGCAGCGGACGCCCAAGCTAAGATAGACGCAGAAGTTAAAGCCGCCGCAGATGCCCAAGCTAAGATAGACGCAGAAGTTAAAGCCGCCGCAGATGCCCAAGCTAAGATAGACGCAGAAGTTAAAGCCGCCGCAGATGCCCAAGCTAAGATAGACGCAGAAGTTAAAACTGAGCCTGACGTAATTTCTGAGTTAGAGACTGCGGGATTAACTGAAACTAAGCCCGACATAATTTCTGAACTAAAGACTGAGCCTGAAGTTAAGGAAGAAATTAAAACTGAGCCTGAAGTTAAGGAAGAAGTTAAGACTGAGCCTGAAGTTAAGGAAGAAGTTAAGACTGAGCCTGAAGTAAAGAAAGAAGTTAAGACTGAGCCTGAAGTAAAGACCGAAACTAAGGTAACTACCGACCTGCCCAATATTAAAGACGCAGAAAAAGTTATTGACGACCTAGATGATGACGTAATTGATAAAGTTACAACTCTGCTAGACGACCCAATTATTGATAAAATTATCAGTGACCCAACCAAACAGCCGCCACCTAAGCCGCCTAAGAATCCAAAGGATCCAAGCAAGCAAACGGGTCTAACTTGGCCTCAAGCTACCGCACTTGCGGGTTCTTTTGGCGTACCTCAATTGGCCAACGTGTTCTACTACGGCAAAGAATTTGGGGCTAAGAAGCAGAAGGTCGGCAAGTCGGGCAAGTTAGACCAAGAAGAATACAAGGCGCTGAGCGTCACCAAAGCCGGTGCTGAAGGTGAAAAGATTGAGGAAGAAGCACTTGCCCAGAAGGGCAAAACCGACGAAAATGACATTGAAGAATTGCTTAAAAAGATTGAAGGGTCAAGTGACAACGCTGCGACCCCTGAAGAAATTGAACAAATCGTAAGGCAAGGAGCCTAATATGGGTGATGAAATTGACTGGAGTGTAGGTGAAACTGGATACGACTCTGGTTCCCAAGGAGAGCTAGATAACTACCTTCAAAGCGGTGGCTATTATGCAAATGACGCGGTTGCCGACGACGGCACTACCGCCGGTATTAACGCTCAAATTGCAAATCAAAGCAGTCTATTTAGTAGCTCAGATCTCGCCAAACTGTTTAAAGATTCGCCTCTTTTACAAACCTTGGGTGCTGCTGGCTTAGGCAACTTAGCCGACAAGATTTTTGATGTACAAAAAGGCCCCGGTGGTTACAGAGGTGGTATCCCCACTTTAACTGCGTATCGTCAACAATTGCCTATCCCAACTTCAATGATGAATGCAGCGGGCACTCCAATGTTAGATGCAAAGGGTATACCAATCCCCCGCCGACCCGGTTCTGGTGGCGTTACGTATTTCAGCCCAATGCAGTATCTTAAGCCCGGCCAAACCCCTACTCAAACTCCAGCAACCCCTGCGTCTACGGGCATTGCAACAGTACCTGCGTCTACGGCTCCCGCTGAATCTGTTGCTGCGCCTACAGAAGACATGTCCTATCAAAACTTTGCTCGTGGTGGTATTGCCAATTTAGGTGGTTACTCCGATGGTGGCCGCCTGCTCCGTGGCCCCGGTGATGGTGTGTCTGACAGCATCCCAGCTACTATTGGTAAAAGACAACCCGCTCGGTTAGCCGACGGTGAATTTGTTATTCCAGCACGTATTGTTTCTGAACTGGGCAATGGCTCAACAGAAGCTGGTGCGCGTAAACTATACGCAATGATGGACAGAATTAAGAAGGCTCGTGGCAAGGCCAAAAACATTGCTGCCGATACCAAATCAGACAAGCATTTACCCGCTTAAGGAACGACTATGGCTACCCCCTTAACAAATACAGGAGGCACAGCGGCCTCGGCATTGCCCGCTGCTGGTGGTACTTCAGAACAAACTCTGTCTAGTTACATAGGCCCGTATGTAACAAACATGCTTGGCCAAGCTCAAGCTATTGCCAACTCACCTTATCAAACCTATCAAGGCCCAATGACGGCTGGTGAGTCTGGCCTGCAAAGCAACGTGTTTAAAGGTTTGGGTAATCTCGCGTTTCCTACTCAATTAGGTCAAAGCTTTAGTTCTACTAGCGCATATCAACCGCCAACTATGGGTACTAATGCTTATACCCCCGGCGCTATTGGTACAGGTACAGGTGCGGGTGCAGGTATTGCTGGATTAAACACTGGAACTACTGGCGCAACAGGTGCTGGTACTCCGGGTATTGCTTCTCAGTACATGAACCCGTACTTGCAGTCCGTGCTTAACCCACAGTTGGAAGAACTACGCAGGCAGTCACAGATTAATATGCAGCCCGGCTTAGCTAAGATGACTCAAGCTGGTGGTTATGGCGGCGGTCGTCAAGCCATTATGGAATCTGAAGCTAACCGCAATTTGTTGCAAGAGCAGAACAAAGCAATCGGCCAAGGGTACGCAAGTGCGTACGACAAGGGTATGGGTCAATTTAATACTGAGATGGGTCAAGCTAAAGATCTTACCAATATGATGGCCAATGCGGGTCAAGCACAACGTGGTATTGAGCAAGAAGGTATCACTGCCGACTACAATGAGTTCTTAGCTCAGCGCGACTACCCAATGAAGCAAACACAATACTTGCAGTCTATGTTGCAAGGTCTGCCTATCTCTACTGTAACTAATAGCCCATTAGGTAAATCCGGTATGGGTCAGCTAGCCGAGATTACTGGTAGTTTGCCTAGCGTTGAGCAGACGCTTAAAGATCTTGGTTTGATTCCTAAATAAAAGGTGGCAGCATGAACTTAATGGAAGTACAAAGCAGGCTAAATAAGCTGCCCCCTTTACCCGAGTCAATCCAGTATTTGACGTCAGCGGCTCAAGGTGGTAACCCCCAAGTGCCTCCGTTTATGGCGCTTGCTCGTATTAGCGAAATCAATAAAGAGATACAGTCGACGCAACAAGCGCAACCCCCTGCTGAACCTTTAAACGAAAGCCTACCTAAGCAAGCCCTGCAAAGTATGGGTATTGGTGCATTGCAGCAAGGACAACAGCAACAAGGTATGCAGCAAATGGCTCAGCAAGCTGGAGCCGCGCAACGAGCAGTGCCTCCCGGTATTCCTCAACCAGTGCGTCAACAACAGCCTCAACCACAACAGCCAATGCCCCAACAAGCACCTCAAGGTGCGCAACCCGTTCGTATGGCGGCGGGTGGTGGTTTGATGGGTGTTCCTGTTGACCCGCGCATGTTTGAGTACGGCTCAGGCGGCATTGTTGCTTTCAGTGGTGCAGACGGCGATCAAGAAGTTGAAGAAGATGATGAAGATAGCGTGGAGTCAGGCACTCTTAGTAATGCCGCTGAGTATGACGCGGCAGCAGAACTTCGCCGACTCCAACCTCAGTTTGAAGCGCGTATGAAAGCGGGTGCACGTCCTGTTCGTTCAACCGCAAAAATTGAAGAAGAATTAACTGCAAGAAAAGATTACGGCGTTGATGAAGGCCCAGTTGGTAAAGGCTATTTAGAAGGTCTCGCCTCATTAAAAGAAGCTAAATTAGCGGATCGCGCGCAACGACAAGCAAACCTCGATAAAAGCAAAGAATTTATAACGCCTAGAGCTCTGCTTGATTACAGCGATGCAACTCGTGGTCAAACAGGTATGGGTGGAATTGGTGCATTAGCTCGCAGCCGCATGAACGCTACTGAAAAATTCATGGGCGAAGAAACTAACTTGCGCCAAGAAGGTATTAAAGTAGATGAGCTTCTTAACGAAGCGCAGTACAAAGTTCAAGCTTTGCGTCAAGCTCAGAAAAGTGGTGACATTAAAGCAGAACAAAAACTTGATTCTGATTTGGCTAAGATTGCTAAAGACTTGGACGTGGCTAAGAGCAACCTTGTTGGTAAAGCTCTTTCCGGTAACCTTGGTGTTATTAAGAGCCAAATTATGGCCGACGCTCAAATTCAATCTGCAAAAGAAAGAGCCAAAAATAAAGGCGCTGGTGGTGCAAAGAAACCCACTGACTTGGGTACATCTTACGAGATTGAATTAGCTGCTTTGATTGCTGAAGGCGAACCTGACGACGCAAATACACGCAAGCGGGCTATGAATATAGCTCAAGATCGTTTAAGCAAATCAGCTAGTACAAATCGTGTAGAAGTTAGCAAAGTTGAAAAAGCCAATCAAGAATTCCTTGAAAGATACTACACCCCAGAATATTCAGACCTGCGCAAGATGCGCAAAAAGAACCCAACTGAATATGCGGCGGGTATTGCTAAACTTAAAAACCAAATTAAAAATGAGTTTGGAATAGCGCCAACTGTAATGTCTGGAGGTAATGCGCCAGCCCCTGCCGACTCTCCAGCCCCTGCTGCCGCTCCAGCCGTTTCAAGCACGCCGCCTGTAAGTAAGTTAAAAGAAGGTGTTGCAACAAAGTTTGGAAACGGGCAAACTTGGACTCTTAAGAACGGTCAACCAGTACAAGTGAAATAATATGGCAAAAGACGAATGGTCGGTTGTTTCCGAAACTCCAGTCGGTGCAGCCGATAGTTCTGGCTGGGAAGTTGCGTCTGAAACTCCTATTGCCGCTGCCCCTGCCGTTGCCCCTACGCAACAAATGACGCCCCAGCAGATGGAGCGTTTTGTAAAACCTGCGCAACCAGTACAGCAAACGCCAGCGGCTCAGCCTTTCTTGCCCCCACCCGTGCCTAAAGCGGAGCCTGACAGAAGTTTTTCTCCTCTTGAAGAAGCTAAAAAAGGCGCAGTTGGCGCGGCTACTGTTGGCATCCCAAGCTCGGTTGAGCAGTTTAAATTAGCCGGTAGTGCTGAAGTTCTTGGTAACACCATCCAACGCTTAGAGTTGCTGGACAAGATTGATAAAGGGGAAATTAAATCTCCTAACGAGTTACCTCGTGACCCACAAGCACGTATGTATTTTGCCTCTAACCCAGAGGTGCGTGGCCGACTGCGTCAAGCAATTAATAATGACCTAACCAAAGATCAAACATTTGTAAACACCTCTCTTGGTTTACTTGAGCAATACAAGCGTGAAGGTAAGAAATACGAAGGCCGCCAAGAGAAAGTGCTAGAGAGCGAAAGCGCCGCAGACTTTGGTAATTGGCTGTCTAAAAACATTGGCTCGGGCGCTGTCTACGCTATACCTTCTATCATTGCCGCTATTACCGCAAAACAACCGGGTCTGCTAACTGTCGGCACGGGTATGGGTTATACCGAGGCGGTTAACAATCGTCTAGATGCACTGGCCAAGGAACTGCAAACCCTACCGCCTGAGCAAAGAGCCGCTCGTGTAGCTCAAAGGCTACAAGAAACTAACGATGTAAACACAGCCATTGCTGTAGCTTCTGGTGCACTAGATACAGTGCTTGGCCCTGCCGCTTCTATTGCTAAGCAAGGCATTAAGAGCTCAATCCAAGGCATGGGCCGTAGGGGTGCGGCCAAAGAAGCTATTAAAGAACTGCCTAAACAAGCTGGGCAAGAGTTTGTAGCTGGTAGCGCTCAAGAAGCCGCGCAAATTGCGGGTAAAGTTAATGTTGGCGAGCGCGATAAGTTTGCCACAATGGAGACCGCCAAAGATGTTTTGGAATCTGGACTCGCCGAAGCCGCTGGTTCTCTTGGCCCAACCGCTGGTATGGGCGCACTGCGTGTAGCTGCAACACCAAAAGCTGAAGCACCTGTTACGGAAAAAGTTGAACCTACTTTAGACCCATGGACGGTAGAAGAAGAAACCCCCCTAGCTCCTGTTAATAAGCGCCAAGCACTCAAAGATGCTTTAGCTAAACGCATGAAGCCTGCGGTAGAAGAACAACCTGCGGCAGAGGTACAACCTGCGCCCCCTACGGTGGTATCGGAAGCTGCTCCTACTGAAGTAACTCCAGAAGTACAACCTGCGCCCTCCCCAGAGCTTGAAGCACTTGTAGCAAAATACAAGAAGCGGGGCTACATGCCCGAAGACGCCGCTACACTAGCGCGTAACGAGATTGAGGAAGCAAATGCGCCTATTGAAGAGGGAGCAAAAGATGTTACAGAACCTATCAGTAAAGCAGGTGGAGAGAGCCCTGCGCTACCTGCACAATCAGCCGACAACGTTCCCGCCACCACAGGAGTTGGAGAAGCTAAACGAGATGGAGTGGTTCCTGTTAGAGCGGATGTTGCAAAGCCTGTTGAAAGAGAAAGAGCTAAGCCCGTTGCAGTAACAGACGCAGATATAACGGACACTGTAAAGTATTATGAAAAACGAAATGAATTTCTTAAACAGCTTGATGAAGCAAGCGAAGAAAGCTCGGCTCTATTAGACAAACTAATTGATTTAGATAGTGTTCGCGCAGCAGACGTTTTAGACGACAATGGCAAACCGTTAGTTCTTGATGAAAACGGTAACTATGATTCAGACAAAAAATACGAAGCTGTAAAAACTTTAGAAGCCAAGCGTAATGAGGCTTCAGCTAAATTTGATGCTGCTATTCAACAACTTGATGAACTTGATGCCGCTAGAGAAGTAGCAAAGAAAACCCTTGTAGAAACTAAAGGAGCCGACGTTGGCACTAAGACCCCTAAAACCGTCCAAACAAAAGAAGAAGGACAAAAAGCACCAGCAGCCGGAGCAGTAACCGGCAAGCAACGTGGTCGGCCAAAGGCTGACATTACTGAAGAGAAGCGTGCGGAGAAAGAAAAAGCTCGTACCGAAGGCCGTGCTGAGTACATGAAGGGCGAGCGTGCTCTACCTAAACTTCAGACCCAACTGGAAGAAGCCGCTACCCCTGTTGACGAGACTAAGTTTGCCGACGACTTAGATTTAACAGTTGCCCAAGACGAGAAGCGTGCGCTTAAGCGAGACACCATCAATGCAATGATGGACTTGGAAACTAAGCACCGTGGTACTGCTCTGGGTAAACGGGTCAAAGCCGCACTTGCTGATCGCACAAAGATTTCTCAAAGAGACTATGACGATGTGCAGGCTGGGCGCAAGTACAAATCTCAAGAGCGCGTAAACAAAAGCTCTGCAAGTAACGAAGAAGTCGAAGCCGCAGACGAAGGGTTTAAGAAAGCTAAGAACGCCGCGCAAGCTGTGGGTCAAGTCATTAAGACGGGAACTGGCATGCAAAAGTTCTTGGCCAAGCGCCTTCGTGGACTGGTCAATGGTGTTAAGTTTGTTGTAGTTGAAGAGACCGACCCCCTACCAGAACAACTGTCCCGCCATCAAGAGGCTTGGGGCAATGACAACTCCCGTGCTCGTGGTGTGTAT